TGCCATGAACTCAGCGTGCTGCATGGCACGCTCCCGAAGGTCTTTGACATCCTCAGGCTTCATCTCGTCCTCGGTCTTGAGCGTCACGCCGAGTTTTTTCTCAACGTAGTCCACACCTTTTTCCAGAACCGCGTCAGCGATCTTGGGCAGGCCGTTGGAGATCAGACCTGAAACGATGGATGCAACGATGGGGAGCATTTACTTCTCCGACAGAGGCTGCGTGGTGATAGCCCGCAGAATCACAATACACACCGCGACAACACTGCCGATGACGGCGTGGCCCCAGGCTGGGATAGGAAGCTGGACCACGAAGCCCTGCAGCAGCGACAGCACCGCGAGGGCGATGGAGAACTGCACCGTGCGAGAGCGCAGGGCGGCCAAGATGAGTTGGGTATTGGTCATGCGGCCTCCAGTGCGGCCACACGGGCGCGGAGGGATTGGATTTCCTTGATGAGCATCGGGACCAATTTGGAGTAGTCCACGCCCCAGGTCTTTTCGATCTCGTCGCCGTCGTCGCCTACGGTCACGGCTTGAGGAGCCACGGCATGCAGGTCTTGGGCAATGACGCCGTACTTCACATGCTCATCAGTGGCCGCTTTCCAGTCGTGGCTGACGATCTGGATCGCGTCGATGTCATCGCTGGCGCTGGGGGCCGGGACGATGTTGTCTTTCAGGCGACGGTCTGATGTGGTGTTGAACAGAACACCCGTTGTGCCGTTTTGGGAAATAGACCCAATAGCTGCGTTGTCATAACCAAACAGGACATAACCAGTGCCACCAGCCGTTCCGCTGGCATGACCACTGTTTATGTAGGTTGCGTTGGCAAAAAACCCGTTTGTGTACGCAGCGGAACTTGTAGTCCCCACCAGAAAATCACCAGCTGTGGTGAATCTTCCTTTTTCGACGTTGTTGGTTAAGAACGCCTGAGCGTGGTTGGTCGACGTACCAAAATAGCTAACCGCCGATGCGCCTGTGCCAGATGTATAGCCAACATACACGGTGACATTGTTGTCGGAGGCGGTAATCTGAGGATTTCCTTGGGGGCTGATAAATTGAGCCGCACTCCCACCTGTCGTGCTGACCTGAAATTTGTATGAACCGCCTGGAACAACGCCCACCCCCAAATTCCCACTCGCATCCAGCGTCATCGCCTGCGTGAAGCTGATCGCGTTGCCTGCGGTGCCGGAGGGGGCGGTGTACCAGCGGTGACTGCCAGCGGCAGTGGCTTGCAAGTACAACGATGCAAAGCCGGTCCCCGTATACTTCCAGCCGCTATTGAAATAAGCGTTTGACGCAACGTTTGTTTCCGTATTTCCTGTCAAAACACCTAAGTTGGACTGGATAGTTGGCGTATTTGCAGCACTCGGCGTCACCCCCAGGCCGAGGTTGCCCGACGCATCCAACCTCATCGCTTCCGTGAAGCTGATCGCGTTGCCTGCGGTGCCGGATGTGTTTGTGACAGACCAGCGGTGAGAGGCATCGGAAACTATTTCGTAGAGCGCTGCCTTGTCTGCGGTTACGTTGTAAAGATATTGGTTTGCAGTCGAGCTACCACGAACATTCCAGCCAAAGAACGACTGTGCAGTACCAGTTGTTTGCTGACCAATGGTTAGGTAGTTGCCGAACTGCATTGTTCGATAAACGCCCTGAGCACTCGGCGTCACCCCCAGGCCGAGGTTGCCGGCGGTATCAATTCGGGCTTTCTCGGTGCCGTTTGTCAGAAATCCCAGCGCCCATGTGGTGTTGCCCACATAACCAGTAGTACCTGCTGGATCGATACCTAAAAGCGTTTGGCTGGCGGTTTGCGATAGGTCCCCTACAGCCGCATAAGTGCTTCCGCTGCCGGTGCCGTTGACAAGCAGACGCCGGCTGTTGGTGTTGGTAGTAGTGCCAATGAGCAGCCCGGTGGTGGTGAGGCGCATTTGTTCGGAGCCGTTAAGCTGCCATGCCGCAAAACTAGACGGCGATACATAGAAACTGTCATTCCATGCAGTGCCGTTGTAAACGGACATTTCAGCAGCATCGGTAGCAACGGTGTTAATCGCAAACCGCGCTGCCCTTGTCGGCGTTGCATCTTTGTAAAGCTGAAAAGCACCAGCAGTTGCTGTAATCCGCTGGACCCCAGTGCCGTCAAAAGTCAGCGCACTCCCCGAAGTCACTACGTTGCTGCCGTTGAGGTACACCACCCCATTAGGCGTGCCGGGAAGCGTCAGCGAACCGAAGTAGTTTGCCGCTGTTACTACATCTGTACCGTTGCAACGCAGGAAAGCAGTGGCACCGTTAGGCACCGAGATGCCAGAACCAGAAGCCGTTTTCAGCGTCTGAGCGAACCCACCCGTGGTGTTGTTGTAAACGATGTAGACCTTGCTGACCGCAGGGCAGATCACATTCCGCGCCGCGCCGGGGGTGCCGGTCAGGTTCAGCACCATCGCCCGAGCTTCGTCAGTCGCTCCGTTGGCCGTGGACAGCGTGTAGTCCGCTGCCGTCATCGTAATCGTGGCTGTGCCAGCAACCGAGGTATCTACCAGCGCTGTCAGGCCCGTATTGACCTGCGTGCCCCAGGTGCCCGGGTACTCGCCAGTGGAGGGCTGCAGCAGTCGAAGACTTGAGGTGTATGAAGGCATGATTTAGTGCCAGTTCGGAGACTGGGGGTTAGAGATTTGTACCCATGCAGGGGCTTGCGTGTCGGGCACTACCGCCCATCCCGGCGTTTGACTTGTTCCCGCTGCGGTCCATCCCGGTGTTTGCGTGTCACTTACCACCTCCCAGTCAGGAACCTGCGGTGTGGGCACAAGGCCCCAGACGTTTACGTATCCTACCAGCCCAAGCGCTTGCACGCCAGTGGGAACTATGGTAGCGCTGCCCGTGACCGTGACAGTGCCGACAAACCCTTGAGCCTGGACACCCGACAAAAGTGCCAGCGCGTCGAGCGCTATTACAACTGTCCCAATATATCCGGTGGCCTGAACTCCTGCCGCAAGAACCGTGACCGACGTTGTGCCGGTTGCGGTAACCGTGCCAATTTGCCCTGTTGCCTGAACCCCGGTGGGCGTAGCAAGTGCGCCGATAGCTACAGTTACCGTGCCAACTTGCCCGGTGGTCTGAACTCCGGCTACTTCAACAACCGCAGTGCCAGATACTGCAACAGTGCCAATCTGGCCTGTGGCACTTACACCTGAGACAGAAACTAACGCGGTGCCGGTGACGGAGGCAGTACCGATTTGGCCTGTAGCTTGAACGCCTGTGACGCCAACAACAGCGCCGCCTGCAACTTCTACCGCCCCCAGTTGCCCGGTAGCCTGGACGCCCGTAAGAAGGACAAGCGCGTTGCCTGTAGCAACAACGCTTCCTACCTGTCCGGTGGCTTGAACCCCCGTCGCTAAAACAACGACAGGCCCTGCCCCCGCAGATTGGAGCAGGGTAAGCAGCATGGATTACTCCAGTGTCTTTAGCTGATCCAGCGTCAGTTGCGTCTGCGAGATCTGCGTATCAAGTGCTACCACCTGAGATAAGTCCCCCACGGAAACGGCGGAGGCACGAGCAGAGTTCAGCGCAGCCAGCTTGTAACTGACAAGCTGGATTAGTTCGGAAATGCTCATACCAGCACCACACATTCTTGTGCGACCGTGGAAAGATGAGACTGCAAAAACACCGTGTCGTAAGTGTCCGTGCCGTCGATGGCGCAGTAGCAAGCCACTCGATTCCCCAGTGCTGCAGCACCTGACTGCAAGAAATCGGTTGGAGTAAACACAGACAGCACTCGGTTCTCAACGTCAAATCTGTACATTTGGCTGATCTGCGATGCTACATACAGGTTCATGTAAAACATGCGCCCTTCGTTATCAAACGGGCTGTAACACCCACCCGACCCGGTTGTAGGCAACGCACCGGGAGATCCGTCATAAGTAATAGCGCCCGTCCATGTGCCGGTAATGGTGTTGGCAATATCCAGCACATCCAGCGTGGCCGCGCCGCCTCGGAAGAAGTAGCAGAACGACTGTCGTCCGTACCTGTTTTGATCTGGCTGAATTCCAAAGGACGGTGCCCACATTCCGCCCGCAGCATTCGCGGCAGGAGCCGCACCGAAGTACGTTGTGCTCCAAGCGTTAGCGACAATGTTGTTGGTGCCGTTGTTGATAGTCGCGTCGGTGTAGTTGTAGGTGTAAACCGTGGTGGTTGCAGACGAACGCAGCAGACACAGGTTGGGTAGCTCAATGACGTATTTGGCCGTTGCCGAAGGCGTCACCGTCCAATTGGTGCCAAGCGTGTAGACAGGGCTCGGGCCTGCTGTGTGCGAAGCAATGATGCGCCGCTGCCCAACCGCCGTGACGTTCGTTGTGTCTTCAACGACCCGGATCTGGAAATTCCGGTACTCGTTCGCCAAAACAACGGCATCGCCCAGTGTTGCTTGGCCTGTCAGCGTGCCTGCTGCCGTAGCTGTGGCAGTCAAGGCGTAACGAGAAACAACCCCTGTGTCATAGTTGTACGCCCCCTTGATCATCCCGTCGCCGGGAGAATTGTCAAAAGGAACATACTGCTCATCCAGCACCATCAGACTTGAGTCGGTGCCGATAGTTGCGGGTAGGTTGGTTTGCGTCATTGACGCAAGCGTATTCGTTGCAACTTCAAACGACCGCCATGAAGTTGCAGCAAGCGTACCTGCCGACAACATTGCCACTCGGCCTGCAACAATTTCGTAGCGCGAACCGCTGACCGGCGTAAAGCCAAACGCCGACAACACCGTGATAACGGGAGTTGTGCTTGCCGTGTTGCCTGTGATGTATCGCTCAGCCGTCTTACCCGACCCGCCAACGCCGTTATCAATGATACGCAGCTTGTAGCCGTACTCTCCAGAACCGCCCCGATTGGCGAGCATGTTCACACCTACAGCCGTGGGTAGTGCGGTGGTCAGCGTTACGGAGGTTGTTGTTGCTCCCGCAGCAATCGTGCCCACAAGACCAAACGAAGGCATAAAAGCACATGCAGCACCCGCACCAAACGTACCACCAAGACCAGGGTTCACCGCAAACGCGGAGCCTTTGGTGATGATGTTGTAGCGGTTCAGGATTGCTGCCGAAACCAACTGGTAGACAAACGGATTGCGAGAAATGTCATTGCGCAGGTCGCTACACACCGCCACCGCTGCAGCGTGTGCGTTTGGCATAGGCGGAACTTGCCGCCATACCAACGTGTCAATAACTTTCTTGAATGTGTTTGCCATTTAAGTAATCCTTGCGCGTACACACTGTGCCCATGCCGTGCGGTTGGTATCAAGCACAGTCATACGAGCGTTGTAAGTGTCGATATTGTTCAAAGAGGTAACAGCAGCGACCGTGTTGACCGTAGTTACCGTAGTTACCGTAGTTACCGTGCTTACAGTGGTGACAGTACCAGACTCAACAGTTACCGTACCGCGCTGCCGCTGCAAACTCTTGTCATAACCCATCGGGCTATTCAAGTAGTTCAGCATCCGCGTAAGCAGAAGCAGCATGTCCTGCCGAGACTCCTCAGCAACAGCATCTGCCACCGGCATCGGGTTGGCAGAAGAAACATCAACCGCCGTGTTGTCCGCGCCAACGCCAATTTTCACGCGCTGATGTAGAACGCCGCCGATATCATCAGCAGCAATTACCGCACCAGCGCCTGGGGTATACCCTACGTTGTCAGCCATAAAAGGCTCCGGTTACGCAATACGGATCAGCGCGTCAGTAGACGTATTGGCAGGCATCTGCACCGTGAACGTGCCGCTAGTCGACGTCTTGTCCGAACCAAAGTCCAGCACCGCAATAGCTTTGTTGCTCTTGCTACTGTTGTAGATCAGCGCACCACGGGCTGTAAAGGTTGCCGAGGACCACGAGGTATCAGCAAAATCCACAAACGCCGTCGTGCCGCTCAGAGACACCGTAGCACCCGTCAGCGTGTTGCCACCTGCGGTGTAGTTGGTCCCGGAACTGCTCACCTCGTTAGAGGTGGTGTAAACAGTCGTGGAGGCGTCCAGCGTGGCAGCAGAGATATATAGCGCCATCTTGATAACGTCAGTATCAAGGTCGTGTTCACCCAGAAAAAGCTGCTGCTTAAACGAGGAGCACATTGCTTGAGAGATAGGCATGTTGTTTCCTTAAATGACTTTGGTTCTGACTTGCCCACTGCGATAAGCGTCCTGACGGTTCTTGCCGTCGCCCAGGTTCTTCAGCAGCGTCAGAGATTGGCCGTATTCCTTGTCCATCATCGCAACGATGTCCTGCTCCTGCTTCATGAACCGAGCCGCTTCGACCATCACCGCGTTGAACAGCACGGAATCAAAGTTGTCGCCCAGCCAAGACGTGCCTGCTGTGACGATGCTGACCGGGTAGTAGAAGTAATGCAGTTCTGTTGACAGATTTGCACTGGGCGTTGGGCCAAGGATGAATGTCAACTCCGTCAGGTTCCCGGAGTCAGGGCCAAACAACGCGTAGTACTTCGGAGTGCCCGTCGTGTTTGGGTTGGGAAATGCCGAGCGGATGAAGTTCACATCCTTGTTCAGCAGGTACTCGTAGTTGCCCAACCCGTCAACCACAGCAAGGCTGAAGACAGACAAGAAGTCTGTGGGAGCCGAGAGGTACTGATTGCCGTTGGTCAGCGTGCCCGTGACGTTCTTGCGAAGCGCAGGAAGCTGAACAGAGTTGTAAATTCTTTGCTCGGCTAGTTGCGTGAGCGTGGCAAAGTCAGTTGAAGAGAACGTGTTCTCTGTGCTGTCCTCAACGGCGGTTTGCAACTGCGAGTAATTCACAACTCACCTCAAGCCATCGGCCCGCGAGACATGAAGCCCCGCGTAGCAGCACCAGACCCACGCTGCTTGATGCCAGACGTTTTGGCCTTCGGAGCGGGCTCCTTGGAGAAGTTGTTCACCACCATGCAGATGTCCCGAGGATTCTCGGCTTCCTGGGGGTATGCCTGCTTGGCAGGCGGCAGCTTTGTGATCTTGCCCATGATGTCAACCCGTCTTCTGGTTCATGGCGCGGGAAAGGTTCTTCCCGTACTTCATGCGGTCGTCCGTGGTAGGCCCGCCCTTTTTGAAGCTCGGCGTCTGGCCGGGGTGCAGTCGGCGCTCGTGCGCCTTTACTGCTTCTTTCGGAGTCATCTTTGCCATTTCGGGCTCCTTGTGTTTAGGTCACGCTGATCGTGACTGTACCAACATATCCCTGAGCCACCAAGGTGTTTGGCGTCAGGGGCGCATCAAAACCTCTCGAACCTCCAACAGGGTTCCAGCCCCACTGGATCACGCGGCTACCCTCACCAAACGAGCCC